ATTCAAACATCATTAAAAAATGTGGATCAACAACGACAGTTGGATCAGGTGCTTGTAATGCTGTAACTATAGATGGTTCAACAGTAACATTAGGTAGATGTGGTGCTACAGTTTCTTTAGCATCAGGTGCAACTCAATCAGGATTTGGAAGAACAGGGACTGTTGATTGGCAAACAAGTTCAATTAAAACAGCAACTTTTACAGCTGTTAATGGTGAAGGATATTTTGTTAATACAACTAGTGGTGCTGTAACAGTAAATTTACCTGCAGGTGTTGCAGGTGCTATTATAGGTTTAAAAGATTATGCAGGAACTTGGCAAACAAATGCGGTTACTTTAAACCCTAACGGGTCAGATAAAATTGGTGGTGGTAATGCTCAAGATCCTACATTAGAAGTAGAAGGTGGTTCAGTTCTTTTAGTTTTTGTTGACTCAACACAAGGTTGGTTGACAACACAACAATCCGTTACAGAAAGTCCATCAGGTATACAAACTTTTATGTCTGCGTCTGGTGGAAATGCTACAGTTACTTGTGGTAATTTTAAAACACACATTTTTACAGGCAGTGGAACTTTTACAGTTTCATCTTTAGCTTCTTGTGCACCTAATAATGTAGTTGATTATACAGTAGTAGCAGGAGGAGGCGGTGGAGGATCAAATAACTATGGTCCACCAAGAGGTTCAGGCGGAGGTGGAGCCGGTGGTATGAGATTTTTTTCAACAGCACCAGGATCAAATCACCCTATAAATAATTCAGGAGCAAGTCCTAACACAGCAATTACAGTAACAGCAACATCTTTTCCAGTAACTGTTGGAGGTGGAGGAGCAGGTGCTCCTTCTGGTAATCCAGATTCAGGTTCTAAAGGTGTAGCTTCTGTATTTTCTACAGTAACTTCTGCCGGTGGTGGAGGAGGCGGTGGTCACTGTGTTATGGGTTGTATGGACGGCGGATCAGGTGCTGGTGGAAGAAATGCAGTTTGTGGTGGAGCAGGAAATACTCCTCCAGTTAGTCCTCCTCAAGGACAACCAGGTGGAGATGGAGCACCAGGACCGCCTACTTGGGATGGAAGTGGTGGTGGTGGAGCCGGTACAGTTGGCTTTGATGGTTGTTCACCTGTAAAGGGTCAAGGAGGAGAAGGTGCTTACATAGCAGATCCTTTTATTGGTCCAACAGCTCCAAGTTATGGAACACCAGGTCCAGTTTCAAGCACAAGATATTTTGCAGGTGGTGGAGCAGGATCACCAGGACCTGCTGGACCAGTTAATCCCCCAACAGGAGGTGGTGGTGGAGGAAGAGCAACCGCTGGTACAGCTAATACAGGTGGTGGTGGTGGAGCTAATAGCCCAGGTTCAGGATCTGCTGGTGGATCAGGTATAGTAATGATAAGATACAGATTTCAATAAGATAAATTATGAGTACAATTAAAGTAAACACAGTAACAAAAAGAACAGGAAGCACACTTACATTAGGTGGCCCAGGCACAGCAGTAACTTTAGCTTGTGGTGCTACACAAACTGGATTTGGTAGAACAGGAACAGTTGACTGGTGTACAACTGCCAAGACTTCACCTTTTACAGCAACAAGTGGTTCAGGATTTTTTGTAAACACTACTAGTGGTTCTGTAACAGTAACATTACCTGCAAGTCCATCAGCAGGAGATATAGTATCAATTTCAGATTATGCAAATACTTTTCAAACAAACGCAGTAACTATCGGAAGAAACTCATCAAAAATTAATGGTGCTTGTACTGATGCTTCTTTAAATACAGAAGGAGAAGCAGTAACTTTAGTTTACGTTGATGGTACTAGAGGTTGGAAGCAAGTTAATGATGCAACTTTAAATGTAACAGGATCACCTGCTTATGTTATCGCAACAGGTGGAACAGAAACAACTTCTCCTTGTGGAGATTTTAAAATTCACACTTTTACTGCTGATGGTCCTTTTAATATAACTAATGCTGGACAACCATCAGGATCAACTCAAATTTCTTATGTGGTAGTAGGAGGAGGAGGTGGTGGTTCAGGCACTGGAACTAACCCTGCATCTTACTCTGCAGGAGGAGGTGGTGCAGGAGGTTTTAGAGAGGGTAAATGTTCTTCTGACCCATATTCAGATAGTCCTTTAGATGCAGGTGCAGGTATAAGTGCAACTGTAACAGATTTAACTATAACAGTTGGAGGAGGTGGTTCAGGTTCAGGTGGAGTACAAACTAGTCCGCCTACTTGTGCTATGAATGGTAATAATTCAGTTTTTTCAACAATTACTTCTACAGGTGGTGGTGCAGGTGGATATGGTTTTGCACCAGGACCTAGTCCAGGTCACGCTGGAGCAGCAGGTGGTTCAGGTGGAGGAGGTGGAGGTGTACCAGGAACTGGTGGAGCTGGTAATACTCCCCCTGTTAGTCCTCCACAAGGCAATAATGGTGGACCAGGAACATCTAATAGCAATACAAATGCAGGTGGTGGCGGTGGAGCCGGTGCTGTTGGTGGAACTGGTTGTACGGCTGGTGGAGCTGGTGGAGCTGGTGTGTCAAGTTCAATTACAGGATCAGCAGTTACAAGAGCAGGTGGTGGCGGAGGTGGAGCTGGTTATCCAGGAAATGCTAGTCCAGGAGGAGCTGGAGCTGGAGGATCAGGTGGTGGCGGAGCAGGTAATGGCACTTCACCAAGTTCTGGAGGAGCTGCAGGAACAGTTAACACTGGCGGTGGTGGCGGTGGAGCTGGATCAGTATATGATAACTGTAATGCAAAATCAGGCGGTGCTGGAGGATCAGGTATAGTAATATTAAGATATAAGTTTCAAAATTAATGGTTTTACAAACTTTAACAAATAATATATAAGGAGAAACATTATGGCACATTACGCAAAATTAGGAGCAAACAATAAAGTTATAGCGGTTCACGTTGTAGCTGATGCTGATTGTCAAAACGCTGATGGTATCGAAGATGAAGAAGTAGGAAGACAGTTTTTGGAAAGAATCCACAGCTGGCCTCTTTGGAAAAAAACATCTTACAATACACAAGGTGGACAACACAAATCAGGTGGAACACCTTTAAGAGGTAACTACGCAGGCATAGGTTATACTTATGATGAAGATAACGATATTTTCATTAATAAAAAACCTTATGCTAGTTGGGTTCTAAATGTGGCAGAAGCAAGATGGCAATCACCAGTTGGTGATGCTCCAGCATTATCTGAAGAAGAAACTCTTACTCATAGATATGAGTGGAATGAATCTACAGGTGCTTGGGATAAAGTCACTATATAATCCACTTGACATTTTAATTAGAGTTAATTACATACTAGATAGGTATGCAAAAGAAAGTATTAACAGAAGTTGATCTTTATACAGGTGAAATTCAAATGCCAAAAGGCTTTGATATTGATCGTGATAAAATAAGAAACGACATCATAGAATCTTACGTAAATAAAAATAGGATTAACAACAATCCACAAGCTTATGCTTTTGATGATTATGTTGTACCTTTTTCTCAACCTTTACAATGGATGCAAGATTACGTTAGAGATCATTGGAGAGTTGAATATGGTAAAACTTTAGTGACTAAAACTATGCACGGCAATGTTATGCATCCTAAAGAAAAGTCTTGGACAAGAGGTCAAGTTGATCCTGTTGATTTACGTAATTCACCAGACTATACATTAATTTATGGTGTTGATGTTAAAGAAGGTTCTTCAGAATGTATTATTGAATATGATGATAACAGAAGAAAAAATAGAACGTGGCACTTACCTATAAAAGATAATCACTTTATAATGTTCCCTGCTACTAATAAATATTCTTTCTCACCTAATACTTCTACCGGTTTAAATATAATTTTAACAATTAACTATGAATATATCTAATTACTATTGGTATTTTGAATCTGCAATACCACCAAGAATATGTGATCTTATTGTTAAGTATGGTAAGTCAGAAAAAGAAAGAGAGATTATGGCTATTACAGGCGGCTTTGGTAGAGATAGAAATTTAACTAAACAACCTCTTACTAAAGACGAAATAAAAGATTTACAAAAGAAAAGAGATTCAAACATAGTCTGGATGAGTGATCGTTGGATATATAAAGAGATTCAACCTTATGTTCATATGGCAAATAAAAATGCAGGTTGGAACTTTGAATGGGATTTTTCAGAAGCTTGTCAATTTACTATTTATAAAAAAGGCCAATACTATGATTGGCACTGTGATAGTTGGGATAAACCTTATATGGAAGAAGGTCCAACAAAAGGAAAGATTAGAAAATTATCTGTAACCGTAACGTTAACAGATCCAAAAGAATACAAAGGTGGAGAGTTAGAGTTTGACTTTAGGAATTTAGATCCTG